GGGTGTTAGTGGCACTGGTGCTGATGGTACTTGGATGGCAATAAACTCTCCTGGAAAAATCCACACATCTATTTGTGATAATGGACAGGAAGTAAGTGCTAGTAATGTTTTCACAATAAATGCATGGCATCACGTTGTATTAACTTGGGATGAATCCACACGGAAAGCTTATGTAGATGGAGTGGAAGTTATTAGTACAGCGGATTCTACTGCCATAACCTATTCTACTGCGTACGATACCACGATTGGTAATACTTCTGGTAGCGGTGAAGCTGCTCGAATGTGGGACGGTCTTATCGACGAAGTTCGCATCTACTCCACCGCCCTCACCGCATCCGAGATCAAAGCACTCTACGATAATCCTGGACAATTCACAATCAACAAATATGAGACAATGCCCTTCTCAATCTCGGCGGTGAATTACAGCGCGAAATCTTCAGTTGATAAAGTTGAAATTGAAATAGGGAATGTTGATCTACAAATGTCCGCTGTGTTTCTTAGCGAGGACATTATGAACAAATGGGGAACTTTAAAGGTTGGGTTCTTTGACTCTGACAATCAGATTATTGACCAGACTTTTAAAGTTTTTGAGGGGTTAGTATCGACATGGAAATTAACAGAGCCTAAAGCGTCGATAACATTTGTAAATGAGTTTGTGTTGTGGAACAAGAAGACCCTGCGTAAATATCAATCCGCTTGTAGGTGGCCGTTCAAAAGCACCGAATGCGGATACACCGGCGCGGAAACATGGTGCGACCAGGGATATGCCCGATGCACTGCCCTGGACAACACCGATAATTTCAGCGGGTTTAGATGGCTTCCCGATCTCATGGAAAAACAAATCTACTGGGGAAAAACAACTTGAAAAACTTTGGTATCTTAACACGAAAATATATCGGGGCTCCATTTGCAGAGTATAATTGTCTTCAATTTGTCCACGATTTTTATACTGATGCTGGGATTGAAGTGCCTGATAAGTACAAAGAATATAGCCTTGAAACGTACATGAAGGATTGGGAGAAAGACCCAGATGGCATGATACGGGTTATGGTGGAATTATTTGAAACCATAGGCGAGGAGGCCGATGTCAAAAGTCTCAAGAAAGGGGATCTGATAGTCGTGCAATATAAATCATCAACTAAATTTCCGGCACTTTATATCGGAGCTAATAAAGCTTTAGCAGCGTCGCGGGAAGCTGGTGTCCAGACGTATATTTTGGGAGATGTGTTTGTACCTGTAATGGCAAGGAGGTTAAGATGCCAGCAGTAGGTTTAACATGGGGCGCTGTAGTTAAAATCATCGGTTGGGCAAGTGTTGCCTTCTCGCTCGCTCAGTCAATTAGCATCGCCGGTAAAAAGGCGCCCACATTTGGAGAGGAAGAGGATGCCGGGCGGCTTGTCAATACGAGATCGACAGCAGAGATAATCAGGATCCTTTACGGTAAGGGAAGGGTCGGTGGGAATCAGGTCTTTGCGACAACGACAGGAACGAATAACAAGTATTTACATTTGATTATGGGATTAAGTGAGGGGCCTGTCGAAGGGATTTATCAAGACACGGGCGTAGATCAAATCTTTTTGGACGGGGTGATATATACCGAATCGGATTATAAGGATGATTTCTATTACGAGTTTTTCACCGGGACATCAACACAAAATGTCTGTGCGACCCTCCACACCGCATACCCTGAGTGGACAGACTGCATGAGATATACAGCGTATATTTATTGTCGGTTTGAATATGACCGAGACAAATTTTCATCAATCCCCGACATAACGGCGATACTTGAAGGCAGCAAGGTTAAGAATTTCGCAACTGAAAGCGACTATGATTCTATGCCGTTGATTTATACCGATAATCTAGCATACTGTGTATATGATCTTTTGACTCGTCCAAGCACACGGGGCGGGAAAGGCCTTGACCCTACTCGTATTGATTTAACCTCTTTCCGTGATGCCGCTGATTACTACACGACATACGGGTGGAATTGCAATATGCCGGTATCAAGTAACAGGTCCATAGAAGACAATATTGCATCCCTGCTGGCTAACGGGCGGAGTGAAATTATTTATTCCGAAAACAAATTCAAGTTGCAATTTAGAGATACTAGGGAAGAGTCCGTAGTGATGCAACTCACGGAAGACGACATCATTCAGACCGGGAGCGAAAGCACGATTGAGATCTCTCCTTCCTCCACTCTATTTTCACGGCCTAACGCAATCAAGGCAACGTTCTTTTCCGCTAATAAAAATTACACTCAGGACGAAAAGGTATTCCAAGACGACGACGCATACGACACGGAAGGGGATTACCGGGAACAACAGATTGAATTGCTTGGCTTGGACTCTCTATCTAAAGTCATACCGATGTCATATTATTATCTTGAGCGGGCCCGGTGGGGGAATATCGTGGGTCTCACAGCGGGCAACAAAGCAATGTCCTTAGAGCCGATGGATCTGGTAGAAATTACACACCGGATGCCGGGCTGGACCAGCGAGACAAAGCCGTTATACAGGGTCGAATCAAGTCAAATAATGATGGATGGCAGTGTCGCTTTGAGTTTATTGCAGGAAGACGATGCCCTCTATAATGATGATTATGATATCGACGATCAGGAGCTTTTTATCACCGACCTTCTAAGCCCCTCCGCAGCGGTACAGTCGGTTATCAACGTGACCAAAGAGGAAGAGGTCTATTATTACCGAGACAGGAGCTTTACCCGATGGAAGATTGACTTTGATCCGCCTCCGGTAACCTCATATCCATTCTGGGACTATGCTGAAATCTGGGTGAAGATAGGGGCCGGGGATTATCGGTTTATAACAAAGGCCACTTCTGATTATGTGCTCGATCCGGTAGAAGAGGGCGAAACGTACTACATGAAAATTCGCTCTGTTTCCATTTTCGGCGTGAAGGAAAACTTCGATTCGGTTTATACGTTTTCTCAGTACATTTTAGGAAAAACGGAACTCCCGGATAGCATGGTTGGTATTGTAGCAACCGCCGCAGGTGATACAGTCAGCGTGTATGGGGATGGGGTGTCTAATCCGGACGTCTCGGTCTATGAATTGCGAATAGGTGACGCTTGGGTTGGCGGGGTATTTATGGCCTCGAACGAGACGCCAAACTTTCGCCTTACCGGAGTTAAACCAGGTGCTCTTACGCTTTGGTGCTCCCCGAAGGATAACAGTGGCTCTTACTCTGAAACCCCCGTATCCGCCTCCGTGACTGTCTTTTACCCACCGGGATACTCGGACAAGAATACTTGGTCATGGGATTACAACGGGATAGGGACCCACGACAACACGGAGTATGAATTGTATAGTGGCGATGATTGTCTTAAATGTAGCCATACAGCCGGAGTTTTGACTGGAACATGGACGTCTCCTGAATATGATCTTGGGTCGGAAAAGACCGTCAGGGTATGGGGCGACTTCTTGACAGTCTTTGTCTCGTCCGCAGTCACTTGGGAAGGGATATTCCCGGGGGCGACAACGTGGGCGGATAAGACCGACTCGAATACTCGATGGTACGAGCTTACCACTCCCGACGTAGCGGCGATCCTGAGTGCTAAAATCAAGTGGGGAACGGCTACGGGGGTTTATCCATTTGAGGCGGATTTCTTTCAGATACTGTCACCTGAATTTACGGCACGATATATCCAGATTGAAATTGAAATCACAGACCCGCAGGCCGATGCGAATTTATACATCAAAGAACTCAACATGAAAGCAGCATTTTGGAGCTAATATGATTGAATGTAAAATAGATAAAGTTGTAAATGATAAAAGTGGGCATGTGGTTTACATTCATGTGACCGATGCAGAGACAGGTGAGATATTAGACACGACCTGCGTGGCGTGGAAAAACAAGAAGGATTTCAAGGCGCAATTAAAGTCTAAAACCAAAAAGATCAGAGACAAGCATATGTCCAAAAAATCAAAAGAGGCAGAGGTTGAACAAGCCTTGGCCGAATTTAAGGAGGAACTTAATGTCACAGACATACACTGATAATTGTTTTGCCACAAATCACGGAGTCCAGACAGACATGCAAAATATTGAAAACAACTTTGTGGCATTGAAATCGACATTTTGGGGACCGGATGCTCCATCAGATCCCGTAGCCGGGATGTGGTGGGGTGATACAACAAATAAGCTTATAAAACTGCGAAACGAGGCAAACAACGCATGGTTGAGTATATGGGATTTTGCGAATAACAAGCCCATTGTCACAAATATTGTCTCAGCTGATTTTGCTGCTGCCTTGAAAGATCCAGCAGCAGGTACGGCGGGATTAAGGACACTTGGAACAACGGGTATAAAAGCGGCGGCAGGAAATGATTCAAGATTTGAAACCGTATCAAATGCTTATGTCACCCAAGCCAAGCTAAAAACCTCGCAGGGGAGTGTTAGTGTGACATATACG